TATTAATGCGAGATATCATTATCTAGAGAATGGGGATGTGAAGAGAGGCATGGTGTAGACAGAGCAATGAGTGTAGACAGAGGCATGGTGTAGACAGAGCAATGAGTGTAGACAGAGCAATGAGTGTAGACAGAGCAATGAGTGTAGACAGAGCAATGGGTGTAGACGGAGCAATGGGTGTAGACGGAGGCATTGGGGAGTAGCCAGGGTAATGGGGTTTGAGCAGAGGCATGGTGTAGACGGAGCAATGAGTGTAGACAGAGCAATGGGGTTTGAGCAGAGGCATGGTGTAGACGGAGCAATGAGTGTAGACAGAGCAATGGGTGTAGACAGAGGCATTGGGGAGTAGCCAGGGTAATGGGGTTTGAGCAGAGGCATTGGGGATGTAGCCAGATTGGAATGGGTTTGTTTATAAATACAACAATGAGTCGAATGAGAGAAGTCGAATGTTGTTTAGATATAAAAATGATGGGTTATAAATATAAAATTACCGGTGATAGCTCAGTTGGTAGAGCGGTCGACTGTAGATCGATTGGTCGGGTGTTCAACTCACCCTCGCCGGAGATCTAATTTTGAAGAGCAATTTTCAATCAGTAGCACTTTTGGTGTAGTGGTAACATATTTCCCTTCCAAGGAAATGCCCCGGTTTCGATTACCGGAAGGTGCACATTTTCAAATACTTTATTTAGCATGCGTGTAAAATAAAGTATTTAGCTATTATATAATGCAAAAACATAAAACTCGCAAACATAAAACTCGCAAACATAAAACTCGCAAACATAAAACTCGTGGTGGAATTATTCCAAGTCGAGTTAAAAAAGGAACCCGTTATATTAATAAAGTTGCTGGGAAAGTTGCTCGGTCAATTGATAAATATCCATTGGAAGCCGTGAGAAAGATAGGCAAAGTCATTCTTAAACCACGCAAAATGTATCGATACAGATCTAAAACAGTAAAAAAAGGAAGAAAAAAACGCAAAGGTGGAATGTGTGGTAAGAAGTACCATAATTAACAAATATAATATTAAACAAACATTAATATTATACTTCAAATGCAATTACGCTCTCAAAAACAAACAAGTCCTCCTCTAAAATTAATTATTCAAGAAACTGTTAAAGAAAAGTCTGAAAAAAAAGCACTAAGAAAAAGGAACCATCTTATTCATACTGCACTAAAACGACTATACAAGATTAGTATCAGAAATGTAGTATTATAATTTTAGAAATAATGCAAATATATATATGAAGTTAGTTCAAGAGATTAATCTGTATAGCGATACTCATCTCCCAATTCATGGATGGTTGCAGGGATGTTGGGAGTGCAAATCTATCACTAGTAGGAGTATAATATATAAAAAGGTCGACCAAAATAAGGTAACATACAAATATATAGTTTATTTGTGCAATTCTTGTAAAAAACAAATGAATTATAAAGCAGAAAAAAAAGAAGATTTTTATATCACATGTGACGAATTTATAGATAACCATTTAGAAACCAGTAGAACCTAGTCCTCCGCACCCACGAATAGTATCTTCTAGGGTACTTACAATTTCTACACTAAATGGAGACAGGTCTGGCATGCAAATTTGCAAAAGTCTGCCGTGGGAATTTTCGTCTTGTGACCAGACGCCACCTGGAAAAGTTGAACCAATACGGGAAATATTATCAAATGCGGCCATTAAGTTTCCTCTGTACCCACTGTCGATAATTCCAGTATTGTTTGCAAGTCGCAAAGACGATTTATAAATGGATGACCTGGGATACATGAAGAACGCTGAAGGTAACTTTTGACACACATTTTCATTGCAGACAATCTTGTATGCAGCGCACTGAATATTCATATCTACTAGTTTCGTTTCCCCTGGACCAATTTTAAGATTGGCCTTCGGAGTAAAGATATCAAACCCTGAATCTTTATGAGAATTGGCAATGTATTCATTGGTATTCATCTTGTCAACCTTTTCCTTATAAAATGCATGCAACTCTTCATCGGTACTAACAATACGCAGTTTAAGAACATATTTAGACATTATAGGATTGTAAATTTATTAATCTTTAATATGTTTATAATCAATTTTAACAACCTCGTGTGAGAGGTTTTTTCAATCCTTGTTTACAGTAGTTCAATAAAACCATCTTACCACTGATATTAATTTTTGCATAAGTCGCTGTCTTACAAGTGTTATTAAATTTTGGCACCGTAAATGATCTCTTGTGGGTACCAGAACCACCAATGTTCCATATTTCACTCACCCCTTGACACCATTCTATGGTGATTATTTCAGCTTTACTACTCACTACTTGTAGTGAGTAGTGCTGACCCAGTATTAAACATTGGTTTCCACAACAACCATCAAAAGATAAATCACCGACAGCATTAAGATGGATGGTTCTGTGAGATGGTTTAATGCAATCGACAGCAGCTCTGTTTCGAGCAATTTGCTCCCCAGCTGTTCGACTTTGTTTAACAACTTTTGTAACGCCGCATCCAAACGACTGATTGATTCTCGTGTAACGAACTAAATCAGTTGCCCTGCACCCACACATATTTTTCTTGACAGGACAATCGCATTGACCAACACAACCAGTCTCTTTTTTACCCGTATAAATATCCCTATTACAAGCAAGTACCTTGTCCTTTTTGTTAGCAATAAAAAAACTGGCGTCTAGATTAGACAACTGCTTCCAGACTGGTTTGCTATTGCTACATCCACCCACCGTATCACATTGTCTTCCACCAGAAGGATGGTATGCTCCTTGGGATTTGCGATTTAAATAGACGCCGTAACCCATTTGTGGTGCAGGTTTTCCACCGTGAGGAAATCTACAACATTCCGCCTCTTCGTTGAGACAGCACGAAGCTCTTTTTCCAGCACAAGATGTCATGTTTTTACAATTACCTCTGCTCATTTTGGCATTCATTCCTAACACACTACCTCGTCCGGTCATATTTAAAATAAATTTACCTCTTGTTCTAAGACGCTGCTTTGTTTTTGTTTTTCTTGCTAAGGTGGCTAATGACATCTATACACTACCTGTAGAAATTAAATAATAAGATATCGTCGGTCTCTTGGTTCTGGTTCCAAACATCGCATTAATGCCCAGTACAACTTTGTTGCATATAATTTATCTAAAATTTCTCCAGGAGATAATTTGTTACCCAAAATATATTCTTGCGTCAAACAAAATACTACGACACTTGCAAGACTGTAATAAGCAGATTTCCAATTTACAGTAGACGGTATACCAGTAAGATTTTGCATTTCTGGAGAGAAAAAAGGAGTTCTTTTATATGGCGTGTTAATTGTGATTGTTTTATTTGATACAGGTAAAACTCTGTCAGTATTAACAATAAAAAAATGTTTTGAATCCACAACTAAAATATCACTAAGTTTAAAAAATGGAATACCAACATTAAACATTTCTAAAGATTGTATTTGGTTTCCAATGTCATACAGTAATGATATGCATCCATTGTAATCTAATGCCTTTTTCCTTTTGATTAGTTCATCAAGCATTTCTATTTTATCTACTTTAATTGTATATGTTTTGGTGTTACTTTCCGTTTCTTTTTTAGTTAGTTTTAACAGAGACAATGGGAAGTTAACCCAAAACTTTTTGTATTTACCATCCCAGTTCTGAATACTAATTACCGCTTCCATTTTGTTTTTCGTTATTTCAACTTGAGTGTCTTTATAAATTAATACCATTATATCATAATTTGATATTAATTTTAAATAGTTTAATTACCAATGGTTAACGATTATATCATGAAAAAAAAGGTTTTTTTTCGACTGTGTTGTCATCACAGGGTTTTTTCGAATTATTTATTCTTCCGTGACCTCACCGCTTCCCACAGTCGCACCAACGAGATGCTCTTGTTTTCGAGCCGCGATTGGACAATTGATAGGAGTAATATCAATTGTCAGCTTGCGGCCACCGGGACCACGCTTGGGTCTCTGAGTGTTGGTAGAGAACTCAATGGTAGGACGCTGCTGCTTGCGTTCCGGGGCTTCTGCTGGTTTTTCTGAGCGACTCAGTGAAATTTTCCAGAACCAAGGTTCATCATAGACAATTTTGACTTGCTCGCCATTGCAAAGCGCCTCAAGAACTTTTGTAGCAGTAAATCTGCCAGGAGCAAAGTGAACAAAAGCACGTTTGGTTCCACCACTTGGAACCACATCAACGCGCTCGACATAACCCCAGTTGAGAGCAATGAATGCCTGCTTGATGCGATACCAAGAAATATTAGCAAAGACGCGAGGAATACAGATACTCACACCTTTTGCAGGATCGCCGGACATCTTGGCAATGGTAAGATTATTGGATACTTGGGTAGTAGAAGACATGTTTTAGTTGAGAAAGTTAAGAAGATTATATGAGTTTTAATATCTACCACAAATAAGAGAAAAAAGTTTTCAATTTTTTCATTAAAACCTTTATGTTATAAAAATTGAATCCATTATATCAAAGATATATTACTTCATACAAATTTATAATGGTGAACCCAAGTACAAAATACTATCGCAACAATCGCACTACAAAAAAAGTGATACACTGTTGTTCCCATTGTGACTATTCAACAACAAATACGCGAATCCAACTAATTAATCATGTAAACGCCAAACATGTTTTGGAAAAAGATAGACCATATCAGTGCGAACATTGTGATAGAGGTTTTGCTCAGAAAGCACATTTATCCAGTCATTTGCAAATAGAACATGACATATCTCAACCAACTCTCAAAGTGATTTCAGTCAGCTATATTATTGAAACGACCGACAAGATGCCTCGCTCTACCAAGACAAAAGCCAGGAGACAATATTATGTTGATAACAGCGTTATTAACACCGTTGATATTAATAATATGGTACATGAATATCTACCTGGAGTATATATAAAAAAACACGATATACATTATGATGCTCTAAAAGGTTTTATTACACTTTCTAAATGTCAGTTGCATGCCAGTACTAATAATCAAAGATGTATCACGATTCCTAAACTTATAATTGCTAGTTAAAAGGATAATGAAATTTTGATATTTGTGTTTATTCGCAATATTTTTTATTCTTTTATAATTTAATGAATGATGTGTATCTAAGAAAACAAATTATAACTTACATGGGAAATAAGCGGAAATTTATATCAATCATAGGTCAAATTATTGATGACATTAAAACAGAATTAAATGCGGATAATTTAGTTTTAGCAGATGGGTTTTCTGGTTCTGGAATTATTTCTAGATTGCTTAAGGTCAAAGGCGATTCTCTCTATGTAAACGATATAGCAGGTTATTCTGAGACTTTAAACAAGTGTTATTTATCCAGTCCGTCACCTCAAAGACAAAAAAAAATCAATACATTAATAGAAGAAGCCAACAATTTTGCCCACAGTAAGAGTTCTTGTAAATATAAGAAATGGATTCAACTACATTGGGCTCCATCCGGAAAAATAACAAAGGGACAGCGAGTATATTATACCGAACAAAATGGTAAATTAATAGATAGATACAGAACGTTTATTAATTCATTGTCGGAGAAAGATAAACCATTCATATTAGCACCATTATTAGTAGAAGCTTCTATTCATAACAATACGAACGGACAATTTTCAGCGTTTTACAAAGATGAATCTGGCGTAGGAAAATATGGTGGAAAGAAGGAAATAGATGTAAAGAGAATAACAACCCCCATTAAATTACCTATGCCTCTTTTCTCTCCAAGCAATTGTAATGTTAATGTCTCAAGAATGGATACAAACCAGTGGGTAAGGAAAATACCAGAGGTAGATATGGTTTATTATGATCCTCCATACAATAAACACCCATATTCCATCTACTTCTTTATGCTGGATATTATTAACGACTGGAAAACTGAACAAAACATCCCCGATACAAATAGAGGACAACCCAAGACTTGGTTTAAATCACCGTACAACAGTTTTACTAATGCAAAAAAGGCTTTCGAAGATTTAATAAAACACACTCGGTCAAAGTTTATTTTGCTTTCTTATAACAACGGAGGGATCATACCTTTGTCTGAGTTAGAATCGATTTTGGGGAAATACGGTAAATTAATGAAGATACCAGTAGAGCATAAGACATATCATAAGTTACAGGGGATAGCATCTTATAAACGCAAAAAAGAGTACGAGGATGTTAAAGAGTTCTTATGGTTGCTTGATTGTAGAGATAAAAAATAGCGAGAATCAAATTACTCGACTATTACCAGAATCATTCGTGATAATCATGGTTTTGAAAATTTACTGAGACTACACTTCCAAAACCACGGCTTTGAATAGATAATGTTAATTGATTCTCCGTTTTCAATCTTATTTTTAATATCGGAATTGTTTTGATTATCAAACCAGAATTTAAAATGTATAAACGCCTTGATAGAATTATTTTTATTCACCATATCGATCCTGGATATTGGACCCCAGTTATATTTGTTGAAAACTTTGTAGATATCATTTTTAGTTATTGAACTATCGAGAATACGAGGAATGCAAAGACTTGGGGCTAACATAGTAGAAGACTTTTATTACTATTAATAAAAGTTTTCTAAACTTCAATTTATTTGCATTCTCCTGTAAATATATATGATATCAATTAAGATTATGGTATTTTTTTTTAAAAATGTTCGCTGTGAGGAGAAGTCACAATAATAGATAGTAATGTATCTTTAAGCCTTAATAATATTATAAATCACTTAAAAGAATAACATTGTTATATTATATATGTCAGTTACAGATTGCTCTACAAACCGCTTTAACAATTTTGATGATTCCCAAACAAAAAACCCCTTCATAAGTAAAAATACAGAACCGACGACACCACCCGTGTCTAGCAGATGGTCCAATTTAAGTTCCCCAGATGATGATCCCGTGGACAGTTACAGAGGTGACAGAGGTGACAGAGGTGACAGTTACAGAGGTGACAGTTACAGAGGTGACAGAGGTGACAGAGGTGACAGAGGTGACAGAGGTGACAGAGGTGACAGTTACAGAGGTGACAGAGACAGAGGTGACAGTTACAGAGGTGACAGAGGTGACAGTTACAGAGGCGATGGGTCTCCTAGAAATACATTCAGAAAAGATAAAAGTAATTTCGGACCGGATAAAGACAAATATGGAAATTATAGAAAACCAACTTTTAGACGAACAACAAGACCTAAAACACCACCTCCGAAGATTTTTGATTATAAAGACGACGACTTTCCTACTTTAGGCTAATAAGTTATATTATACATAATATAATTTATTCATAATATAATGGAACTTTCTATAGACTGGATTAATGATTTTGAAATTACAGATAAAGATTACAAACATTTTTATAAAGAACCCGTTAATAAAATAAAGTTGTACTGTTTGTATGTGAATAAAAACCAAGAATTATTTCATGTCAAGAAAGATAGAATAAAATTACATAATTCAGAATTAAATAAAGAGTCATTGGTTCAATTACTTAAAAAACACATGGAGTATCAAAATAAAAAATACACACCCTTGTCTATTTTAAAATACAACATTACTCTCAATCCGCAATATATTCAGGAATATATAAACAGTCCTGAAAATTTTGATTATGTTAAATCCGAATCAAGTATAGATGCTATTAAATGGCACGATTCAATCGTGTTTTTGCAGGAAATAAACAGTTTATATGTTATTTTAAGAGAAAAATGGAAATCAAAAAGCATCGACACAAAGAAAATTTATATTAAAACTCATAAATCGAAGCGAGCAAAAACCCGTAAGAAAAGGCTTAAAGATACTACATCGTAATTATACATCCATGTCTACCTTTGTTAACGCTCTCCAAAATTATACTATGACTCAGAAAGGGGAGAGGGGTCATCTTGAAAAGACTTGGTCTTTTGATATTGATGAAAAAATAACCCAATTCTTCTTTCAATTAGTCAGGTCAACTGATCATTCTGGATTAGAGAGGCATTTACACGATATTCTAGGAAAATTAAAACATGATATGGAGGTTTTACAAGACAAAAAAACATTTGAAAATTTAACTACCATGTATAAACTCATCGGACAAACACGAGATATTGTCTCTGGAAAAGGAGAACAACAATTAGCCTTCATGCAGGTCTTCATCTGGTGGCAATATTTCCCAGTTCTTGCCGAAAATGCATTTATTCATTTTGTAAAAATGACCGACCATCATCCATACGGGTCATGGAAAGATGTGAAGTATGGTGCAAAATACTTTAAAGATAAAACATCCGACGAAGAACACCCTCTTATCGTTCATGCATGTAACCTTATTTGTGGACAACTAAAAGACGACTGGATTGCATACCAAACTTATAAATCAACCGCGAGAAAAGACAAACCTGTAATTAGTTTAGCGGCTAGATGGTGTCCTAGAGAACCAAATTATAATAAGAAAAAAAATGTAAAGTTTGGATTCATGTTTCAAATGATTGCGAATGAAATGTTTCCTGAATTCCTGGCATCAACTTCGATTGACAGAGACGCTTCATGGAAGAAGGCGAAAGTAAAATGCAAAATTCATCTTAGAAAACGACTGTCTGCCATGAATAAATATTTGGATACTACACAGGTAAAACAATGCGGTGACAACTGGGACAATATTGATTTTAACACAGTTACTACCCAAACTATGCGCAAACAGAAACGGTCGTTTCAAAATTTAACAAAAATAAATGTACAAAAATCCGACAAAAATGATAGGATTGCTTGTTCTTTAAATTTTAAAAATCATATTGCTGCCTCGAAAGTTGACTCCATCAATTATAAAGTTCATGGTAAGAGATGTAATACATATGAATTGGTGAAAGATGCGTTACAATATGGTTCTCGTACATCTGAGTCAGAAACTGATATTGATACAATAAATTTACAGTGGGACGATAATTTGAAAAATAATAAAGGGTTGGGGAATTTGCCCATTGTTGCAATGATCGACACTTCTGAATCAATGGAGTTAAATGGGAATACCCCTTTATTCAACTCGATAGGATTGGGTATTCGGTGCTCTGAACTTACACATGCCGCATTTAAAAACCAAGTGCTTATATTTGATCACGACCCTCAGTGGTGCGATTTAAATGATTGTCCAGACTTCTGGTCCAAAGTACAAAAAATTAAGCGTGCTAGTTGGGGTACAAGTACTAGAATATACAAGGCATTTCAGATGATATTGGATGCCTGTATTAAAAATAAAGTACCACCAGTTGAGGTGGAGGGTATGGTAATGGCAATATTTTCAGATATGCAGATCGACTCTCCTTATATCAAAAACAGTCCATGGGATGACGCAGTTTTGGCTGATCAAATTGACAGAATGTATTCATTACACGGATACTCAACGCCACATTTGCTTTTCTGGAATCTTAGAAATACCGAAGGTTTCCCTACAGTATCAAGCAAAAACAATTGTACAATGCTTGCTGGTTACAATAGTACTCTGTTAAATGTGTTTTGTGAAAAAGGAGTAGGTGCTTTAAATAAATTTACACCGCGTTTGATGCTAGAGGGTCTTTTAAATAACCCGCGTTACTCGGATATGGAAGAAGACCTTATTACTTACTTTAATTAATATGTTGAAAATATATTTTAGAAAATGTAAATAAAAATAAAATAATATAATAATGTAATCAATGGACCAATCTAATAATACAACAGTCTCGTCTGAAACACACTCGATGAGAACATCTAATTTTTTGCAATACATAATGAGTGGTGAATATGTTAGTGATGGACAATTTCAAAATAATATCTCTAGTCTAAATATGGTTGATGCCTTTTTAAATGATTATGATAATTCAACTGACATAGAAAATGTGACACACGCTGATTACAATGAACAGTCAAATGATACTTTGCCTCCAACGACATTAACGAATGACATACACTATACCAATATATACATGAGATTTTTGGAAGATATATTACAATTACCGCCTCTAACAGTTGCAAATAATGATGTAACAAGGTTGTTGTATCAAACTTTGGAAGAAGATAAAAATCCAATAAAATATGTGTTATCAGAAGATGGGGCTAAAACAATAATGTCAGTGAAATATAACTCGGAAACATATCCGGACATTGATTGTTGTCCCATTACCATGAAAGATTTTATCATCGGTGAAACTATATCAAAATTGCCGTGCAACCATCTATTTAATTCGGAAGCAATCTCGAAGTGGTTGAAGGAAGAAAAAGCAGAGTGTCCAATCTGCAGATGTAAATTACCATCTGCAGAGAAAAAAACAGAAAAAAATGTAGTTGATGTATCGAATAATATAGTGCATAGGATGAGTATTCCGCAAAATAATGTAGAATTAAATGGTTTTGGACCACCAAGAATGCCGAGACAAAGACATAATAATCATCTGCTACGGTTGATGGCATCAAGACAAGCAAGACAAGAAGAGGAAGAATTACAGACAGTTTTACTAGCAAGCTTGGGAGAACAATGATTAATTAAGAGTATTTGTACCCGATGATGAAATGGATTAAATATCATCAAAATCAAAATCAACTGTTTTGCTAATTTCCGGCATCAGTTTATTATTTTCATCAGATTTTTCTTTCAAAGAACCAATAATAGTTCTATCGTTATTATCCTCCCATGCGTTTTTACTTGATATTTCGAATGCATCATCATCTTCTTCTTCAACACCTTCTGGTAAAATATCACCACTAACACTAACCTTTTGACGAAGATCGCTAATTTGCGAATTTGAATAAACATAAAGCAAATCTACTTTCTGTTTTTTCTTTGGATGTACAACTTCCCACATTCGCTGACCAACAAGCAATAACTTGTTTAATTGTATGGAGTTATCTCTTTTATTTCTCCCTTTAAACTTTTTTCTGAGAACAAGTAGTCTTGTAACTTTGTCCTCGCATAATACATCATATACACCACCACCGTTAATTTTAATGACTTTTGCAAGAATTTCACCCTGTTCCTTTGGTATTCTCAATCTTGTTGATACTGGTGCAGTGAGATTCTTCCTCGCCTGCTTTTTATTTCGGTTTCCTCCTGTTTTATTCTTTACCATTATGTTTATTAGTTAATAAAAATTTTATAACTGTTTTCAATTTAATAATTATCGCTCAATAAATGTTGTTTATTTCCATAAATAGGTATAACTGTAATTAACCATTTCTTTCCCACATCTATGTCAATATCACAAATGCTTTTGTTCTGAACTTCGATTGATTGTTCATCTGGTTCATAATTATAACTTTCGTAAAATGTCTCATGATCAATATCATTTCTAAATATAAGTTCATATGTTGTATCATTAATAACCCCACTACAATTCTTAATCCTTTCATACCACAAGGGGGTATGAAAGGTGAAATAATCCCAATATAATCTTAACATATCTTTATGATTAATTTTGTCCATACTAAATCTATCTAATTTAAATGCTCCTACCAACGGCGAAATCTTATACAACCGTTTACAAGATAATCTTTTGTATAATGGTTCAGTCGTATCACTATTAAATTTAAATTGCTCTACTACAATAGTTTCGTTTAATTTTTTAAATATTGTTTTGGTTTGTATATCATCAATGTCTAACGACAAATGGCAAATTAAAGCAAGTAGAATATGAGTTTTGTTTTTATATGTTATTGAATGTAGTGTTTTTGGTTTTAATGTAAGACCGTGGATTTCAGTATAGTATTTTTTGATAGAATTATAACATTTTTGATTATCAGTAATTTGATTTATATAAAATACAACATTAGCTTTCTTGCGGTTATGAAGAGACCGAATTAATTTACTCTCTGCTTTGGCCAAATCCAATGATTTCAACCATTTGGGTGTTCGTCCCATGTAAATATGTGTTGGAGCTTTTGGTTTTAACATGCGTAAGGCAAAGACTTCATATGTTGGTTTTGAATAATAAAACAAGTTCAATGTATAAACAATATTTTTAAAACTATCGGGGTTTTTTGACAATTTATTAATTTTTTTTTCATATTTTGGATATGTTATTGCGTAGAAGTCGTAATATATTTTCCAGACATGTTCCCATAATGAATCTATGAACCCGCTGTAATAAATTTCTCCGGCCCAGAACACAACTTCCTCAAAAGAAGTTTTATGGGCTTTAATTGTACAAAACATCAAACTGTGGAAACATTCGTCACGAAAATATAAATATCTTGTTAGTTGTGGTGACATATTATTACTGCGTTATATTTAGCCATAATAATAATATTCAATTTTATTATCTCACAATATATTATAATGGGAAACCCTTGGATTGCGCATGTTAAAACCGTTAGCAAAGCTAACAAAGGCAAAAGTTTTAAGGAAATCTTAAAAATGGCGAAGAAGACTTATAAAAGGAGCCCTGGAATTCAGAAGAAGGTACACAAGAAAAAACACATGAAAACTCGCAGGAAAACTCACAAGAAAAAACACATGAAAACTCGCAGGAAAACTCACAAGAAACGCACTACGGGAGTGATGAAACATAAAAAAAAGCACACCAAAACTAAGAGAAAGTCGCGCAAAAACCTTTAAATAATATTGAGTAATAACCAATAATATTTAATCATTTAATCTTCTTGTTTTTCTTGATAACATACTCATGTACTTTCTATCAGCGTTGACAATTTCATCAACATAACTCTTATTCTCTCCAATTTGTTTAATAATATCCTCAAAAACAGATTCCTTATCAACTTGGTCGTTGTATAAAAATATGTTAAATGATCTTAATGTCAAATCAAGACTCAGTCTTTTCTTAGGATTTGGATGTATGTTTTGCAAACATAACTCTATGAAAAAACTGACAAATTCGTTTTTTATTATTTTACCAGCATCATTGCGAATCAAATAATAAATTAGTTTTGTGTATAATAATGACAACGCATAATTATCCCAGGTAGACCAATATTTCAAAATTCTGTTAATAACAGCATCACTGTCTTTTCCAATATACTTACTTAATTCATAATAACACTCGGTCTGATATTTTTTCTGAAAACTAGGCGAAAAGGCTCTTAATACTACATTATGTTGCGTATAGGTTTTTGCAAGCGACCTCATACCACCTTCGTCAATTTCAGTACTAACATGCAGTATATAATTTATTAAATGAACCTCAATGGGCCATAAATAATACATTGGTTCATAAATGTAAAAATTGTTATACAATTCTTTTCTATTTAATTTATCGAAATTAATCGACAATCCAAAATCTATGATAATGGGTAGAGATTTTTCGGTATCATACACTATATTTTGGGATTTTATATCAAGGTGGCATATTTTTACTTTTTCTAATAATTGCAAGGATTTTAATAAGTGGCTATAACTAGAAGTAAAAAGCAACATTATTAAAGAACTATTGCTATTCTCTGTAATAAAACTATCCAATACTTTATTATCAATGTATCGAATTTTCATTAAAATGAAATCATCGTATGGATTTTTTTCAAACAATGTACATTGTTCTTTTTCACTCATTGTAAATTTACTAACATCAATATTGCAACTAGATAATACCGGTGCGAAGTGATTTTGTAACGGGTTTTCAATCCACGATTTTAATTTGATTGTTAATATTTTCCCGATATTTATTTCATTATCAGCACTATAATCTCGTTCTACAATTTTAGATAAAAATTTTTTATTGTTCGTATCTTTACCTTTGCAATCAACTTCAGGATAAAATACACAACCGTATCCACCTTGAGCTAAGAAACCTCCTCCGTTCATTATTAAATTATATATATATAATTTAATTTGCAATTGAACTTTTCTGTTTTATAAAATATCGATTTTTATAGGTCTTTTTCAACTTTGTTTCTGCTGCGTGTTCATCACGACTTTCTTCAAGAAGTTTTTGGATAGCATCATCGTACTTTCCAGAATATGAAGGGTCCGATACAAAATTATTATATGCATGAGCGGGTTTTAGGTCTTGATTAAAAGCAACATTGATAATATGTCTGTCCATATCTATTAGAAACCCTTTATTCAATGTTACATATTTTCGCCGCGGCTTGGTTTTTTTCTTTTCTGTTGATTTATTTTTATAGTAGTACCTTGCGCTTTTATACATTTTACTATGAATATTACCCGTATATCCTAAAACAATCAATCTGTGTTTTTCTCTTTCAATTTCTGATTTGTTTTCTTTAATAAACTCATCCCATTCATCTCTAAATTGACAGGTGTCATCATATTTATGCGTTGTTGAGAAACTATCAATTAAACTCACTATCGATGAGTCAAATTTATATCTGAAAATATTTCCTGTGTTTAATTCCTCCATTTGTTAATAATACCAATAATTATTGAATATAGGTATTCAATTTTATCTCTTATAATATAGTATGTATCGAATTAGCAGCGAAGTATATTTAGATAGATTTAATGAATGTTATAAAAATATAATTGTTATATCGCCTAGACCCCAGGATGCATCTTTAAATTCGATTACAAAATCAATAACTCGGGAAAAATTATCCCCTTTTCAAGAATTATCGCCGTGTTACCCCAAATGCGTGTATGCTTTCGTACATCCCAAAAAATGCGAGTTATTATGCGTGGATAATATAGCTATTTTATTTGGATTTTTAACCGCGAATGGCTATACCATAAATACAGATCTCACTAAAATTATGCAAGACTCAGATGTTAAACTTAAAAATTTAATATGTTTTATAAATAAAAATTGAATAATAATAATAATCACTATTATTCAATAAACCATGCCTTATTCGAACGAACTCAAAACGAAATATATTGCCCAACTGAACCCTAAAGAAAAATGCGCTCTTAAAATTGCCCGAGAACATTTAGGTTCTTCGTTCAGTCTAGTGAAAAGCATTGGTTTCCAGAATTGGATAAAAAAAAATTCCCAGTAGTATATAAGATGGTAAAAAAAACAAGAAAAACAAGAAAAACAAGAAAAACAAGAAAAACAATGTGCGGAAGAAATAAAAAACGACAAATTGGTGGTGACATGTCAGAGGATCCTTTAATTCAATCATCTCAACAAGCATTAATACTAGATGAACAAATCGCCAATAATACTCTAGATAAAGCCGTCCAAGAAACAGCTGATGCACTTCGTGTCGGCGGAAAAGCTATTGCAATACTTTCTGATAACAAAGCTGTCCGAGAAGAATTCAAAAATACCATAATAAAATTAGCCGATGCACTGGCTATTATTGTCGAAAATTCAAGTGACGTTACAGCTACAATAGTAGAAAAATTTGGTCCCGCTTTTAAACAATATATGTTTGCCGCTAGTGATGTTGTAAACGGTCTAAGTTTTGATATTCCAATGGCTGCACTTGGAGTAATTCCTATATTTGGCGATGCCGCATCGTTGGCTGGACAAATTTTTGGCACCATGAACAGGGGTGGTTGGCACGCTTTATTGACAGGATATAAATCTCTTCCGGAAGTAGCTGCTGTTGGAGGAGAAATCGCAATGAGTGCTGAACGAAACGCAAATGTTGTAAGTGAGACAAATGACCAGTTACAAAAATTGGCAGTTGCGATTAATGATGTAGCTGCCTCTATTAAAAAAGATCATGTGTCGCAAAAAGGTGGGAGAACTAGAAGAAAATTCCGAAAAAAACACATTAAAAAACACACTAAAAAGGCACTCAAAAGAAATGTAAGACATTAAATGTCCTTGCTTTTCCACAATTTCCAGGAACTAAACGACATTGTGCTGGTCGGTGTTTCTACTATATTTTTGTCTTTCCCAAACTTAGCTTCTTTTATCTTTCCGCGATTTAAATATTTATTGGCTTTATCACAAACAACATCGTTTCGTGTAATTTTTGTTTGTTCAGTTTTATTAGCGCTCTTATTATATGATTTTAAACTAGCAAATACACCAACTTCTGTTTCCGTCGTATTCTCAGTCGATTCTTCTTCCAATTTGTTTTTATCTATTCTTTTTTTAATAATTTGAATCTTTTCTTTCAATAAAGTAAATCTGTCTATATAAATATTTCGACACGAGAAAATAGTAACATATTTTCTCGCCACCGCCTCTAAATATTTATAATCAACCGCATTATCTGTCCAGTATTCAAACCCTTCCTCTTCTTTACTATAACGCATGTACACAAGTCCTTTTGGAGTATTAGACAATACAATGCAATTATAGTAATCTCTATCCGGGTCTCCGTCGTTTTGCGAGTCGTCTAAAGGATACTGATATTCAAACGGAACTGGTTCATCTACTGTATTTCTGTTGGTCTCCTCCAATTTTTTAACATAAGGCTCGTATAAAAATTTTGCAACAACCCAACACGGTAAGCATGTCATCACGGGTAAAAATCCTAATGTCATAAAAAATAATTGTCCGTAATTAAAATCTTGAATCTCCATTATATTATAATTAACCCAGACATTTTTAAATCATTTAATCTTTTTTTCAATTTTCCTTTACCAATCCTCTTAGTAGTCAAAATCGCTAATTTCTTGTGGCGTGTAAGGAGCGAAATGAACATTATTGAATACATTTCTGTAAACAGGGGTTTCCGGAAAACAAAGACCCATATCATAAATAATAATACACTGTACAATACCTATTGAACAACCAAAACAATAAGATCCGTATAATTCGCCCATGAATCTACCCAAAACATAATATACTAAAGCGAGAAAGACAAGAAAATGAGTGGTCTGATGTGAAAGACTGTTTGAATATGATTGAGACATGATTTAGCGACATGTTGGGTTTTCAGTATCTGGTATTTCTTCAATTTTTTTCGAGCATTTTTTTTCTTAAGGCCATCAAATCTGCCATTTCCGAAGGCAAGTGTTGTACTTCTAATCGAATATATGATTTGTTCTCATTATTTGGATGCAGGCAAACAAGATACATTCCCTCCACCTTTTCGCCATAATTCTTCTCCAAAATATATTTATAAGTGTTTAATTGGAGTGAATAATGCCAGAAATTCGCATCTGGTAAATGCTCAATACACGGTGTTATGGAAGATTGATAACTATTATTTTTCTTAATGGTTTTACAGCGTTTCCAATCATATATCAATAATGAACCATTTGTGTTTCGAAATATCATGTCTATAGATCCTGCCATTTTAAGTTCCCTGTCCCAGATGGTCCATTCTGTACGGTAAGCCTCCAGCTTCGAACCAATATCATTTTCAAATTCCATAAAATACTGCCATTCCAAACAACCATCTTCAATTTCGACACCCTGGTTATTATAAAAACATTCGATGTCATAGTGCATAGCAGTGCCCGCTTCTGAGGCATCTTTTCCATTTTTGACCCAACCAGCTTTAATTTCTTCCTTGGTTTGACCAAAATACTTACTGTTAGACCAGTTGCGCGAAGACATCATTTTTGTAATGATTGCGTCTGCATCGAACTTGCCAAAATGAGAATGATTCCAAGTTGTCACGGACATGAAATCGGAATCACCATCAATAGTATAAATATGCGGACCCTCGTCAAAATGAATGTGGGAATCGCGCTCATGTGGAAATTTCTTTGCGAGATAAGTATGAGATTCCATTTCTTTAATGATTTTAAACATCATTAAAGTTTATTCAATTTTATCTTTTAATATATTTATCTGTTCCTGTTGACCATCAACTATTTCTTTCAAAGACTTAATGGATTCCAATAATAGTGGAATGATTCTTTCATATTTAACCCCCTTATACCCATTACTTCGTGTAACAGTGGTTCCTGGTAAATCGATGGTTTCTATTTCTTGCGCAATAATCCCAGTATCTTTACCACTATAAGGATGTAAATCAGATTTAACCCAATCGTAAGTATATCCGTTTATTTTGCTTAATTTTCCCAAAGGATTTGTTATTTTGGTAATATTTTTTTTAAATCTGGCGTCAGATGTGTATGAAGATAAAATATCACCGGTAGCCATAATATTACCTGTAGCCATAATATTACCTGTAGCCATAATATTACCGGTAACATGAATTTCGGCCCAATTTGTAACCCAAATGTCAGCTGTTTTAGTTATAATTGCAGTATTTTTCCCATCACCTGACATTGAGATTCTGTTGGGATTAGTTATATTGGTCTCATGTGTAGACCAATCTGTTCCAGAATTGTTAGAAATCAAAAATTCGTAAGTGTTAGTAACCTTATTATATGCATGAACAACTAGCCTCTCACCGTTAAGAGACGAAGTTATATTATTAAAGATGTAGTCTTGACTGGAGAAGCTGGTGTACCAGTTTGATCCAAAGTCAGATGACATATAAATAAACCCAGTTACCGTCACTATAAAAATCTTCGTTCCATTGGATGATAAAGCCATATCAGACATACTTGTTAGTTTTGCATAGTCACATTGAGTCCAGGTCTGATAATTTACGGATTTCCAAAGTTTTGTTCCAATCTCACCAGTACTTCCATCCGTTGTAAAAACAAGTCGAATTTCTCCTTCTGCTGATGAAATGAGTCGAGACCAATTCCCACTGTTACTTTCAAGCTGCCAGTTGACACCTGAATCTTCTGATTTATAAATATATTTTTCTCTTTCACACGCAGTCAGGTATACTCCATCGCTCGATGATGCGATACTATACGGTTCGATCTGATATGCTGTTACTTGTTCCCAGACAGAGCCACTGTCGGTCGACAACCAAATATTCCCATCGTTTACGGTTGCAGCAAGCTTTATTCCATTAGCATCACATGTAATGTCTGTCCAGTTTCTTTGTTGATCATGTGTGACCCTAACCCAGGTAACTCCAAAGTTAATGGACCTCCAAATATATCCTCCGTTTACAGCTACAAACATATTATCTCCGTTGTATGATGAAATTATGGAGTTGTTGGAACCTGATGACCCAATAACAGTTTTAGGCAAAAAAATTAGTGATGGAGAAGGTTCCACCCTCACCAATCCATTACGATAAATACTCGCACCATCCGTTGACCAAAGAGATGTAGCGATAGCCGATGGTCCTATATCCCCCTTGTCGCCTTTCGCCCCCTGGTCGCCTTTCGCCCCCGTGTCTCCTTTCGCCCCCTTGTCGCCTTTCTCTCCTTTTATCCCCTGGTCGCCTTTCGCCCCAGTGTCTCCTTTTATCCCCTGGTCGCCTTGAGCCCCCGTCTCGGCTTTTATCCCCTGTTCGCCTTGAGCCCCTTTTGCACCTTGAACACCGACTGCTCCTTGGGTACCAGTGTGTCCTTGAACCCCACAAGGTCCTTCTTCTCCTATATATCCTTGTACTCCTTGTGCTCCTACATATCCTTGTACACCTCTAGTACCCTGATTAAAATCAACAGGAATACCGCGATGATAAATATTATCCGTATAATTTAATGTCTTTACATTTAATGTATTTAAATTTTTATTAGCCATTATATACTATCTTAGAAATAAATAGTTTCATCTAAATATTATCATGAATGTCCTACAGTTAATGAATTATTTTTATAGTAATAATTTTCTTTATGAAATGCAAACACGTTAATATTTGATGTGTTGCTGAGTATAAATATTTAACACTGTTAATAAACAATTGATATATAAATTTAAAAATTGAATTTATATTTAATTTAGTAAATAAATATAAATCATGGATATCATAAATTATCGAAAAATTGTTGTAAACTGTCCATATGATAGTGACAATATAAACGGTGAACCTTGGGAACAAGTTATATTGTCTGTCCCAAATCATTGGAGTTTCTATCATAGGATTGACCATCCACCACACTCCAAAGATTTACTACAGCATCCGTTAGTAAATTCGGGAAAAGCATATTGGATAAATTATAATACATTATGTACAGGTTATAGATTAAGAAATAATCCTGATATTTTCAGGTCTATTTTTGGAACCGAACGTCAGCGTCAGATTAGTAAATTTCAAAATAATATAAATCGTGTTGTTAAGAGACGCAAAAAAAAACTTGCTTTTATAGAACTGTTCAAACTAACGCGAATTCCACTAGTTCTTGTTGATAAAATTATTGAGTTGGTTTATTAAATCTATTTTCGCATTGTTCTTTTATGTCTGTAATGGCTCTTGTGTCTGTGGCGTGGAGTGCGCCTGTGGCGTGGAGTTCGCCTGTGGCGTGGAGTTCGCCTGTGGCGTGGAGTGCGCCTGTGGCGTGGAGTGCGCCTGTGGCGTGGAGTGCTCCTGTGGTGTGGAGTGCTCCTGTGGTGTGGAGTGCTCCTGTGGTGTGGAGTGCGCCTGTGGCGTGGAGTTCGCCTGTGGCATGGAGTGCGCCTGTGGTGTGGAGTGCGCCTGTGGCGTCTAGTATTTTTGCGATGATGGTGTACATAATGTCTGGTGTGAGGTTTTAGCAAAGGAGTTAATCTCTGTATCAGATTATCGGTGTTAGACCGCATACCAATAAGTTTTTTGATGTCGTCATGAGATAATTCTGTGTATTTGGCTTTGCCATTATTCATTTCTACTATTCTAGCACCTTGCTTATTAAACTCGCCCATAATACCAGTTTCCTTTACTGGTTTTCCATTTATTAACTCTTTTTTAATTGCGAATCCTTGTGCAAACATTCTCTTATATTAATTTTATATTATTTATTTATAGAATGAATACTCCTTCCGCAGAACTTCCACAACCTAAAATAGTCAAGCCTTTATCATTCCGACCTGTTCAGAGAGCGGAAAAACAGAACGATCGAAAACAATATTTGGATAGTATAGTTAGTCCAACATTTTTAAAATCATACTTTAAGAAAAAAAAATAAAAATAATATATAATGTTTGGTTCTACTGTAAATAACAAAGGTAATGTCGAAAAGAATAAAAAGGTAAAGGAAGGTCCTTGTCTGTTTCCATTCACATACAAATGGAAATCGCACGATAAATGCTATCTTACTGATAAAGGGAGTATATGCGCAACATCACTTCATACTAAAGTACCTAAACGCCGAACCTTAAAAACATATGGATACTGTAAGAAACCTAAAACAAAGATAATTCTTAAGAAATCTACTATGAAAATATTAAGAAAAATAAAAGGAAGTCGTGTTACGCTTAAAAAAATTGATAAGTCAAAAAGTAAAGGTACTAAATCAAAACACAATATGAAGATTAAAATGCCGAAAATTAAAACCGGTATCAAAAAAATGACTCCCAAATCCAAAGGATTAAATAAATCTTTATTGGGAATTTTGGAGGAATTGGAAGAACTCATGAAATTAAAGGGTGAACTGTTTAGAGCAAGAGCATATCATAATGCTGCAGAATCAGTTATGTTGTATCAAAAACCAATTGAGAATATTGAAGAATTAAAAGGAAAACCTGGTATTGGTAAAACTATAATGGAAAAATTCAATGAATATGTCACTACTGGGAAACTAAAAACTCTTGAGCGAGCAAAAGGTGACCCACTGTATATATTCCCTAAAATTTATGGTATTGGTCCAAAAAAAGCAAAACAATTGGTAGAAGCCGGTGTTTTAACTCTGAAAGAATTGCGAGTTCGACAAGAGCAACTTCTTAATAAGAATCAAAAATTGGGATTAAAATACTTTGAAGACATCGAAAAACGCATACCGCGAGCAGAAATCAATGAATTCCGTGATATTTTAGCAGATGTTTTCAGTAAATTAAAACACAAAGGGTCTCGCTTCGAGATTGTAGGGTCTTACCGGCGCGGAAATGCAACTTCCGGAGATATTGATATTATTATTACAAATACCCAAGATGACAATTCAATATTTGATACATTTATTAAAGCCTTGCAAGACAGAGAAATCATTATTGAAATACTTACAAAGGGTAAAACTAAAAGCATGGTCATAGGAAAATTACAAGACCAAACACCGCGACGAGTGGATTTCATGTATGCATCTCCTTCAGAATATGCTTTCGCCATACTGTACTTTACTGGAAGCAAAGAATTGAATGTGGTAATGAGACAAAGAGCGTTAGAGTTGGGTTATAGTATGAATGAACATGGACTGTATAAAATGGAAGGTTCGAAAAAGGGTGAGAAGTTAAACACACTGTTTCCAACCGAACAATCTATTTTCAAATTCTTAGGACTCGAATATAAAACACCCGTTGAGCGTACGGATGGTCGCATTGAGGTAAAGTCAATAGTCTCTGAAGCAGGAATGGTAGTAACATCAACCGAGTTGAAAGAAGGAAAAATCAATAAGAAAAAACCACAAGTTAAGAGTCTTAAAAAAAACAGGAAACTTTCAAAAAAAAAAGCATCTGACGCGTTTACGCCGAGGAAAGCATTAATATCTCTAGGTAAAGAAGGTATTTCTGCTTTAAAATCGCTGTCAGAGACGCAATTATCGAATATGATTCGATATGGAAATGACGCGTATTACAATAAAAATCCGGTTGTCACCGACACTGTCTATGATATTTTAAAAGAATATATTGAGAGAAACTTCCCAGACAATATTGCTATTACCGAAGTCGGTGCTCCGATTGAGAAGAATAAAGTTGCTCTTCCATATTATATGGGGTCAATGGAAAAAATTAAACCAGATACTGGAGCACTAACCCGTTGGAAGAAAAAATATAAAGGACCTTATGTGATATCGGCAAAACTTGATGGTATGTCAGTGATGTATAGTACTGAAAATGGAGAAAAACGACTTTATTCTCGTGGAGGTTCTACTAATGGACTCGACCTTAGTCACATGATTCCGTATCTCCAATTACCTGAATTTGAGAATATCACTATTCGTGGGGAGCTTATAATTCCGATAGCGGTATTTAATAAAAAATATAAAGGAAAAGGCTACAAAAGTGCCAGAAACTTTGTCGGTGGTATGATGAATTCAAAAGGTAGAGAAATTAGTAAGTGGAAAGATATGAATATGGTGGCATACGAAGTTATCAAACCCATATTAAAACCCAGTTCTCAAATGAGTTGGTTAGAAAAGAATGGTGCTATTACAGTAAAAAATGACACCACCGATAAAATTTCCAACGAATCATTATCAGAAGTGTTAGTAGATTGGCGCACCTCCTATAAATACGAGATTGATGGTATAATTGTAATAAACGACGAAATTTATCCACGGGAGAATAAGAATCCGTCGCATGCTTTCGCATTTAAGATGGTATTATCAGACCAAGTAGTAGAAGTAAAGGTTATCGATGTAAATTATTCTGTCAGTAAATATGGTTATCTTAAACCGGTTATTCGAATAGAACCGGTTCGTATCCGCGGTGCGGACATTGAATTTGCCACAGCTCACAATATAAAAAATGTTATTGATAATAAGATTGGTATTGGAGCAATTGTACAATTAATTCGTAGCGGTGATGTTATTCCTAAGATTGAAAAAGTTATTGTTCCAGCGGAAGAACCTAAATTGCCTGATGTTCTGTGGAAGTGGAATGATACCAGAGTTGACGCTGTTTTAAAAGATTCGGAGACAAACGAAGCTGTGCGAAATAAAAATATAATTGCATTCTTTGAAGACCTGAGTATTAGTTCTTTTGCAGAAGGGAACATTTTAAAGGTAATTAAATCCGGATTTGACAGCGTTCCAAAAATTCTTACTATATCAAAAGCTGATTTACTAAATGTGAAAGGTTTTAAGGAGAAAACCGCTAACAAAATATACAATAGTCTTCAGGATAAAATGAACAGTATAACATTACCGGTACTAATGAATGCTACAAATATATTTGGTAGAGGTATGGGGGAGAATAGAATTTCCGCTGTACTCGAATCATATCCGGATATTTTAACAATGGATGCAACTGCAGAAGAAAAGGAATCTTTGATTCGTGACATCGAAGGTTTCGCGGTTAAAACGGCTAATCTGTTTGTAACAAATATTCCGTTATTTATGGATTTTATCAGGGAAACCAAATTGCAGTCAAAGCTAAAACGCGCAAAGATAGATACATCTCACCAGTTATATGGTAAAAAGATATTGCTTACCGGATTTAGGGATAAATACCTCGAAGCACGAATCAAAGCTTTCGGGGGAAAAATTGCTAATAGTGTGAGTAGTAAACTATTAGTCGTCTTAGTTCCCACACTGGACATAGATACAAGTAAGGCAGAGAATGCCCGTAAAAAAAATTTAATATTGATGACACCTGATGCGTTTGTCAAAAAATATTTGTAATATATATATGACGAGAACAAGAAAACAAAAAAAAATTATTTTAACAAAATCAAAATTCAGGTCGCCTACATCTCTTTCTATTTTTCCTGAAAGAAGTCCTCAATTACAAGATAAGGAACCTAATGTATTAAACTCATTCACGACTAAAAATATATCTGTTAATAACAAAAGTGGACAACAGTGGAACACCGTTGAAAACAATAAACTTGCATACAAAAGAAGTGCCAGAGGGTCTCCTGCTGGAAGTTATCCCAAAATAAATTATGGGCCTGTCGTAGAACGACTGACAAAACAAAATTATAAAAAACTCAATAAAGGTTCCGAATTATATTATGACAGGGGTTCTGTTGTTTTCAGAGGACCTTTTACATATCACAAAACTCTGCGAGGACCAGCTTTACTATTTACAGCCAGTGACATTGGATATAAACAGAATGACTATAAATTTGTATTGCCTGTAAATAAATTAAAAACAGAAGTTTTGTATTTGGACACTGGTAAAAAATCTCTAAGACCAATACATAAAAAGAAAAGAAAAGTAAAGCGCAACACAACAAAGCGCAACACGGCAAAGCGCAACACGGCAAAGCGCAACACAACAAAGCGCAACACGGCAAAGCGCAACACGGCAAAGCGCAACACAACAAAGCGCAACACGGCAAAGCGTTCTAAAAACTAAACTCGTATTCAAATATATTTCTCAAATTGTATTTTATGTGATTATATAATCTGAGATGGATTCTCCTAGATGCTTCTTCGGAATCTATAGAATAAATTTTTTTAGTATATGTGTGAAATTTTTCCTCATTATTTTGGAATTCCAAATTGTTTCTCTGAATCCAATTATTTAATTGTCCTGTTAGTTTTCTAATAATATTGTCTATGAATCTATAAAACTCGTCCTTTTCAACTATCCTCCACTCTTTCTTAGTATAAATAAATATAGTTTTGAGCTTTTGATCAAAACTACATAATGGAACATTATCATCGTCAATATTGTTTTTAATAATGTCCATGATTAAATTAACAATATTACTGTTCAAAATTCTATCAAAATCGTTCTGCGTCACTGTAATATTTTTTACCCATTCTACAAAATCTGACGGAGGTTTCTTACGTGCATTTAACCAATCAATTAAACATATTTTCTTTTTTTCCTTGCTGGCAATCTTCTCTAATTGGACTATTTTTTTCTTCAACTTTTCATTGTCCATGATAAGCTTTTGTAAAACAATATACATATCCCTAATAGGTGGTACATCTAAATCCTCCATACTGTTTCTTTTGGCATATGTACCTTGATGTTGGATAGCACAGAAGGCCGTGTGACTTTGTAGAGACGATATTCGACCAAATGCTTTAGAGCAATAAGGACACTTTGGCATGGTTAATTGGATTAAATAACAATTATTTAATATCAATTTTTATTGTGTATTATATATAAATGGGTGATCCAAATTGTTATAATAATGCTTATTTAGATAATTGTTATGTGTGTCCAAATGGTAATAGTATATCCGATTGCACAATCAATGCCATGACACAACAAAGAATTAATAAACAAAGTAGAATGAGTTCTTCTATGGGTCTTTTAAAAAAGAGGTCGTTGATAGTGAGTAAGCAAGTTGGACAATGCGCTATACCGACGCATTTACTTGCAGCTGGAGGTCCTGGTGATTTGGAAGCATCTATGCAGGGGAGCAATTATCCAAAAGCGGTGGGTAGAGCGGCTTGTTATAATATGGGACGCATCAGAAACAGAAAGGCATATAATAATAACCGTGGGGTAGATAGAAAACACGGTTCTTATCAGCGTTATTTAGCACGGAGAGTAGGAGGAGTATTAAGACAAGAGAAACAGCCTCATGTGAGAAATAAAACAGCCTATATAGGACAACCACGGTCGCGCGCAGGTACCCATTGTCACTGCGATAAAAAAATAACTAAAAAGAAATGCATTGATGTAACCAAGGATAAATGCTGTGATAACAGAATTCCACCAACGTCTCCCCTCACTTGTTATTTATCTCCTAGTGCACAGAGAACTTGTGTAGCGGAAAGTTGTCGTTGCAAGTAAAAATGAGACAAACATTATATTATCATAGAATATAATGTTTGTATCATCTCCAACTGGTGTTCAAAAAATGAAGAAAATTCATACTGAGGGAGTATCGATTTTTGAGAAAAAAAATGCTGACTACTACGATTCATTTGTAAATTATGGACCATTGGGAGTAATTATTCGGACTAGTAATAGCTTATCATCTGCTATGCAAAATGGGGTAAGAGATACCAAATCTGTAAGAGATGTATTGTTTGATTTGCATAACTATTCAGCGATGGCAATTATGTTGTTGGATGAAAAAGGGAAACATTCAACTCGCGTTGAACAAGTTAAGCAAATTGATGCAATTCCACAACAGTATCTGCGTAAATAAGATATAAATCAGATTCTCATCTAAATTTTCTGAATCCAAAAAATAAAATCGGTTCCTTTTGAAATAAAAATATCTCCATTTTCATTCTTTAATTTTTTTGATATAGTAGAATAATCAACACAAATATCTACACTTATATCTCGCAAAGACCTGTATATTTGCGTTTTTTTATCTGGAAATACAACCAGGTATTTTAATGACCTTACAAATTCCATCATTTTATTTTCGGTATCTAGTTCCATTTATTTAGTTATGGTATTTTTTTTTTAAATAAAAACACTACTTAAAAAAGAGCACTAAAAAAAGAGCACTAAAAAAAGGGCACTAAAAGTACGTCGTCGATAAAATTGAACTTGATTGATGAATTATCGGTATAGACATCTTTAATTATTATACACAATGGCATCGCTTACTATGAACACTAACAATTCAGTATCAACAAGTCGTTATGCGGCAAAAATGAGCAGTCACATTATTCAGAACTTGAATAAACAAGATGTCGCTTTAAATGGTTCGACTGATGATTTCGATTATATTATAGTTAGTGATGGTCATGGTTCGGGATTTCGAAAACATATTCTTAGAGATTTATTTAATTCGCTGGATTGGTCTACCATTCTGCAAAATGAAAATTGGTATAAAAATGATATAACTACGGAAGGAAAGTATCTTAGTCCTTTGTTCGCGATATTGCATGGTGATACTGGGGCATTCTCTCCACATACAACAAGTTTTCAAGGATGTACATTGTCGGTAGTTTTAATTTATCCTGAGAGATTTGAGTGTTTTACTATCGGAGACTCGACTATAAAAATATGGGAAAGGTCTGAAAAAAATATCTGGTCATCCGTATTTGTATCAGAAGATCATGATATTAATCATGATGATATGGAGTGTCTTAAGAGAAGAAAAAGGGGGTATGCTCCATTTTGTCGAAATCACTGGCAAAACCAGGGTGTTATAATGAATAACGGTATACGAACCACGGGTGTTCGACGACTAAAAGCTTTATCGTCTACTAAAATGGCGATGGAGCAAAGTGCGTACTTCTATTTTGATGATGGTAGTGTTCTAAATATGACTAGGTCCTTGGGTCACTATCCGACAGAAGTGGTTGTGAGCGATGCTCGGAAACATGCACATGTTCTTTCCTGTACCGAATACTCTCTTACTAAAGTAATTGTGGAAAGAAAAGTCGATATTAACTATGCTGTAATTGCAGCGACGGATGGTGTTTGGGATGTAACAGCGCCAGATACGGATAAAAAAATCATGGAATGGATTGTTGAAAAAAAAACCCTTGCTGCGGAAAAGGTTTGTCTAGAAATTAAAGAACTGTGGTGTCAATATTGGGATTATTGGGACGAAGGTGTTTTCCAGGATAAGACCAGGATTCCTGACAACAATCACGATGACATTGCTTGTTCGGTAGCTTATTGTTAGTTACAATATAAAGATAATGGTGCAGTTTTAATAAATGTTAATTGATTTAATAATAGGTGGTTTATCAGGGGTTGTATCACGAACAATGACAGCGCCGTTAGAGTTGTATAAATTCCAAAGGCAAAATTCTTTTATCCCCAACTCAACAATAAGGGATGTTCTAAAAAAAGAAGGTATTCGTTATTTATGGAAAGGCAATGGTGCGAATTGTATTAGAGTTTTTCCACAAACAGCCATTAATTATGGTACATTTGAATTTTGCAAACAACACATTTTTAATGATATTAAAAATGATAAACTTAAAAATTTTATGGCTGGAAGCATTGGTGGTAGTGTCTCTATAACTTGTACTTATCCTTTAGAGACAATTAGGTCCAGACTGACACTACAGACTTGTCATTCTCATTATACGGGGATTATCGATGCTTGTCGTACTATTCCAACAATGGATTTATTCAAGGGTTTAAGAATGAGCATCATAGGATTCGCTCCATTTACTGCCTTAAGTTTTTCAACATATTTTACTTATAAAGAGTATTTGGAGTCTAATACAAAGTGGAATAACGATATTATTAAAGTAGTGGGTGGCGGATTTGCTGGTACAACTGCTGTATCGATAACATATCCTACCGATTTAATTCGACGCAGATTGCAGTTGCAAAATTTCGATAAAAGTGTTCCAACATATAACGGTATAATTGATTGTATTAAAAAAATAGTAAAATTGGATGGTATAGCAGGATTGTACAGAGGTTTAACCGCGAGTTATATAAAATTATTTCCCACAATTGGTATCCAATTTCTAGTAATGGAGAGATTAAATCAATATTTAAAATAATTATTGTTTAAATATTTTGACACAGTTTATATATATATGAGTGATTATTGGAAATTAGACATTGATGATTATACAACAAATGAGCTTAATAATTTGTTTAATCTTAAATCTCCATATACATTAGAACATATTGTTAATGCTGACAATGATCTTACCGAAAAAATTACTGTTGATGGGAGCATTGACGAAAATAAAAAAATCCAAATTTTGAGATTTTTATCAAAGGCAAGAGAAAAATTAATCCAATCACATAAAAAGGAGATAGCTCACTTGGTAAAAACGCAGATTCATGTTGGTGATGGACATATGGTGCAAAAAAGACAATTGGAAAATAATTTCATTAGGGGTACTTCTGTACCCTTGGATACGAAGGGACTTCCTAAATCGGTATACAAAAAAGTAATCGCCATTAATTCTAAATTCAGAGACGATTATTACGGAACACTGGGTACTGATTATTTGACAACGCTTCCAACGAAAATTAAAAAGGTAATTAGCATGGAATTAGTTGGGTTTGAGATCCCAAACACCTACTTTCAAATATCAAAATCACTGCAAAATAATTTTTTCTGGTTAGGGTGGCAAAAAGAGGAAGTATTGGATTGGTATTATATTTCTATACCAGACGGTACTTATACAAGAGAAACAATGCAAAATATGGTCAATTCTCAAATTCAAAAAGCAACCGGTAAAGATTCCACGGAATGTCCCCAATGTAGTATCGATATCCACTCTCTACGAACAATCTTCGCATTGCCTATCACAACATCCAATATTTCAGCATTCCTTCAATTGGCATTTAATAGAACTCGAGGTCCCGCTCTAGATGCATCTGGTGCTTCGAAAACATATACTGTAACTGATGTCTCTCAAAACAACATAAATCCAGCTGATATAGATATTAATAATACAAATATTGCCCAAAATTTCGGTTGGATATTGGGATTTCGAATGGCAGAATATAAGGCTTCCACAGCATATGTTTCCGAAGGAGTATATGATTCATGGGGTACAAAATATATATATGTGGGTATTAATGATTATAATAAAAATTTTACAAATTTGGTAGAACCCATCTATAACTCGTCTTTAGGTAGAGATAACATTTTAGCGCGCATTCCATTAGCACCATTATTAAGTAGTATTGCAAGAGGAACATCTTTAGCGGACCAATTTAATCCTGGACATCATGTCCGTCATTATTTCGGTCCTGTTGATATTGAAAAAATACATCTAACTGTCACAGATGAATTTGGTAGAGTTATTAATTTAAATAATATGGATTTATCATTGTCTCTGAAATTTGTGTGTTTGTACGGGTAATTATATACCATCATTTATGATAATCTTATATAATTTATATTCTAATTATTTAGTATATGAATCCGTTTAGTAATAATACTCCAAATTTAAGTTCCAGTGAAAAAATTCATAATAAACGAGATGCAGTAATATATAAATCAGAAAAACAATTATTCCAATCTTCAAAAAAATACGGTAATAAAAATGTTAAATATTACACAAATGGTTCCATTAAAAGCATGAAAAGCTACACCATTCAAAAAAGTTTGTCAAGAGGCAATGTTTTATGCAAAGACTGTGATTGTAATTTGTGTAAGGGGGTTGCAAATAAAAAGGAACTATCCTCCATTCACATGGGTAATAATGTTGTGTCTGAATATTGGGGCGGCTCATTTTTTGACGGTGAATTCAAACAGAAAATAAGCTATCCTGTTATTAATTCTGATATTAGCGGTGTTTGGGGTGGTTCTCTTACTGATGTACCAAAGGCAGATTTATATAACGCTCAGTTACCAGGGTCGGATCCGTCGTTAAATATGCATTTCGGTTATATTAACAATCTAATAAAGATACCTAGGAATTTTGACGGCACCAATATCATTATTGATCCTTCGAATATGCTTTTCCCCGATGGACCATGTGATACATTTAAATATTTAAAACATAGTTATTTGAAGACTTATTTAGTTTTTACAATGGCAGTTCCTTTGACATATGATGAACCATATATGCTACCAGGTTCTTGCAATGACCCGTCTTACAATTTGGTAGTTGGTAACAAATTTCTTCTGACAGGCATTAGTGGAACAGGTTCCAATATTACGATAGCCAGTGGTATTGTTAATAGTTTGTGTTGCGTTGGAACTTTGGAGCTAAATAATATATATGTCGATTTTTACAACCAGAAAACAAACCCTGGTATATATGGACTATTTGAGGTGTATGTGAATTTAATGAACATTGGTGATTTTGGTTTATTATCTATGTTATTAAATACTAGTCCAGATATACCTAGTAATTCATTAAGCGAATGGTCGGTTCCAAATGCATCTGAATGGCAATGCGGATTTTCACGACCAAATGATAACAATTATTATATTAATATCGCCTTTGTCAGAAAAGTAGATATAATCCAAGGTACAATCAATCAAACAAAACACAACACTACTCGGGAAAACTATATGTCTTGTCTAGAAAATGGTACAAGAAAAATTAAATTTTCCAAAAATACTGTTCAAAACAATAAAGTAACGGATTTTTATTGTTAAAATAATAAATATTAGTAAACTGGTGGAGGAAATTATCTTTTGTTTTCGAGAGAACTACTTGTTCATAAGATGGTAAAGAAACATGATATCATACTGTGAATGTCTCGAAGAATCAACTTGTATTTTAGTAGGCTAAAAAGGGATAA